CCCCCACGGTGGAGGAGATGGCCGAACTGCGTGAGATGGTGGCACAGGACTATAGGTTCCGAGTGCTACAGGAAGCACAGAACCGTTCGGATCGCATGAAGAACAAGATCGAGGATCAGTTCGAGCAGGGCGGCTGGTCTGAGGCGTTCAACGAGTTCATCACCGACCTCGTGACGTTTCCGGCTGCTTTCGTGAAGGGGCCTGTTGTGCGCCGCCAGCGCGTACTGGGCTACACCAAGACCATGGACGGGACGACTGTCGTCGAGGCGACAGAGCGACTGGGGCCTGAGTTTGAGCGGGTTGATCCGTTCCGTATGTACCCTGAGCCGGGCGTGCGGAACATCAACGACGGGTATCTATTCGAGCACCACCACATGAGCCGGATGGAACTGGCTGATCTGATCGGTGTGCCGGGGTATGACGACGACGCGGTTCGCAAGGTCCTTGAGATTGGCAACGGCCAGTCTTGGATCAACGAGGACGTGGAACTGGAGAAAGAGGAGCAGGAGCGCCTCTATTACGCCTACAATTCGCCCACCGAGATGTACGATGCGCTGGAGTTCTGGGGCAAAGTCAGCGGTGAGATGCTCCGTGAGTGGGGCTTGAGCGAGGAAGAAGTCCCGGATACGGCCCGTGAGTACGACGCCAACGTGTGGATCGTGGGGAACTACGTCATCAAGGCGGTCCTGAACTACGATCCGCTGGGCGAAAAGCCCTACGCCAAGACGAGCTTCATCAAGCAGCCCGGGGCGTTCTGGGGCAAAGGCATTCCAGAGATCATCGAGGATGTGCAGAATATCTGCAACGCAGCGGCGCGGTCGCTGGTCAATAACATGGCCATTGCTTCGGGGCCGCAGGTCGAGGTCAACCTCGAACGTATCCCGCCTAACGAAGACATCACCCAACTTCATCCGTGGAAAATCTGGCAGACGATGAATGACCCGCTCGGATCGAGCGCACCTGCCGTGCGCTTTTCGCAGCCGGATTCACGTGCCAACGAGTTGATGGGCGTCTACGACCGGTTCTCGCGGCTGGCGGACGACCACAGCGGAATCCCGGCCTACATCTACGGCGATACCAACGTGAAGGGCGCAGGGCGCACAGCCTCCGGCCTGTCGATGCTCATGGGGTCTGCGGGTAAGGGCATCCGTCAGGTCGTTATGCACATCGACAACGACATCATCCACCCCATCGTCAAGCGCCAGTTCATCTACAACATGCGCTACGACCCGGATGAGAGCATCAAAGGCGATGTGGAGATTGTACCGAAGGGTGCGATCAACCTTGCGGTCAAGGAGACCGTCAACGTCCGCCGCGTGGAGTTCCTCAACGCCACGGCCAACCCCATCGACATCGAGATCATGGGTCCAGACGGTCGCGCCGCGATACTGCGCGAAGTCGCCAAGGGCCTGCAGATGCCGGTGGACGACATTATCCCGTCCCGCGAGAAGCAGTCGTATGAGCAGAAACTGGCCGCGCAGGCCATGGCGCTGCAGGCTGCGCAGGGCGGACAGCAACAAAGCGGTGCGCCGACACCCACCCTTCCGGGCGGTATGCCCATGGGTGGCCAACAGGCTAACACCGTGATGAATCGCAACACTGGGGGAGCAGGATGAAGCGCCCTGATCCCAGAGTAGTCAAAGCCCTCGCTCTGACGACGCGCCAGTTCCCGGAGGTCCTGCAGTGGATCGAAGGCTGGTATCGTCAGGAGCTGGAGCAGTTACCCAGTGTTGGACAGAACGTGGCACTTGCACAGGGGCGGTGTCAGGTTCTGAAAGAGCTTCATGAACTCATGAAAAAGTCCCCTGACCTAGCGGCAGAATCCAAAGGATAGCTGCGGAATACGCACACCGATGAGGAGCGTTCATTATGGCACTACCAGCGCAAGTTCGGAAACAATCTGAGGCAGTAAACAAACTGTACGAAGAACTCAATGTGGACACCGGTGAGCAGGGCCAAGAGGCCGAGGCTACGCCTGTAAGCACTGAGGACACTGGTACGGTACGTGGAGCCGACAGCAGTCAAGAGCAAGCACCCGCGCCCAAGGCAGAAGAGCAGCCTGCGGGCGACAAGACCGAGAAGACCATTGAGCAGAAGTACAAGACCCTGCAGGGTATGTACAACGCTGAGGTCCCCCGGCTCCACGCTGAGAAGCGTGAGCTAAACAATCGTGTTCAGCAGCTTGAACAGTTGATCGCTTCGATGAATGCCGCGCCTGCCCCCCAGCAGGTTCCTACCCAAAAGCTCGTTACTGAGCAGGACATGGAAGACTACGGCGACTCTATCGAAGTTATGCGGCGCGTTTTCCGCGAGGAGATGTCGTCGAAAGACACAGAGATCAACGACCTCAAGCGGTTGGTGCGGCAAATGCAAGGCACCGTGATCCCGCAGGTTCGCCAGCTTTCGCAGAGCCATGCCGTATCCAATGAACAGCGGTTCTGGGCAGACCTACAGACGGCTGTACCTGACTGGCAGGACATCAACGGAAATCAGGAGTTTCAAGCATGGCTCCTCGAAGTCGATCCGCTCACTGGTATTCCGCGCCAGACGTATCTTGATGACGCACAGCGTAACATGGATGTACGTCGGGTAGCGAATTTCTTCACGGCTTGGAAGGACATGACTGGTGGTCAAGATGCTCGTATCCAGCGGGAGTCTCAGCCTGCTTCGGAGCTTGAACGTCAGGTAGCACCCGGCAAAGGCCGGTCTGGCGGTGCAAAGCCCCAAGGCGAAGCCAAGACCTATACGTCCGATGACATCAAGAAGTTCTTCTCTGATGTCCAGAAGGGCAAGTATAAGGGACGGGAGACTGAGCGTGACCGTATTGAGCGCGACATTTTCGCTGCACAGCGGGAAGGTCGTATCGTAACCGCATGAACTTAGGAGGCATGAGATGTCTTATCCTGTCGCCGGTGGCCGCCCGAATTATAGCGGCAACTTCATCCCCGAAATCTGGTCGGGCAAACTGATCGAGAACTTCTACGACGCCACTGTGCTCGCAGCGATCTCGAACACCGACTACGAAGGTGAAATCCGTAACATGGGTGACACGGTCAATATCCGTACCACCCCGGAAATCACCATTCGTGACTACGTGAAGGGTCAGACCCTGACCGTGGAAAACCCCGACAAGCCGAAGCTGCAGCTTGTCATCGACAAGGGTGAGTACTTCGCCTGCGTCGAAGACGATGTGGACAAGGTTCAGACGGACATCAACCTGATGGATACTTGGTCGAAGGACGCTTCCGAGCGTATGAAGATCAAGATCGACCAGCGTGTGCTGACCGATCTGTTGCCTGACATCGCCGCCACCAACAAGGGCGCGACCGCAGGCGAGCAGTCGGCATCGTTCAACCTTGGTACGACGGCTTCTCCGCTGACCGTGTCGAAGGATGGCGCTGGCGGTACCACCTCGGTGGTTGACCTGATCGTTGATATGGGCACCGTCCTCGACGAGGCGAATGCCCCCGAGGGTGACCGTTATCTGGTGATCCCGGCCAAGATGGCTGGCCTCATCAAGAAGTCGGAACTGAAGGACGCATCGCTGACTGGCGACGGCACCTCCATCGTCCGCAACGGTCGTCTGGGCATGGTTGACCGCTTCACGATCTACGTGTCGCACAACCTGTACGTTGACTCGGGTAAGTACAGCATCATCGCTGGCCACAAGATGGGTTTCACCTTCGCATCGCAGATGACGGAGATGGAGTCGCTCCGCGCCGAGTCCACCTTCGGTAACATCATTCGCGGTCTGCAAGTGTACGGCTACAAGGTCATCAAGCCTGAAGCCATCGCTCAGGCCGTCATCTCGTTCTAAGGAGGGCAGATAGATGACTGCTTATACTGATAGCCTCGGCTTCAACAAAGGTACTGCAGATGCGTACCTTGCTTCGGGCAACGACCAACTGACGGTCATGTCCGTGGAACTCGACTTCGCTGCCATCATTGCAGCGCGTGCTGCGGCTGGGGTTTCGGCCCTGACCACCAGTGACTCGCTGCAGGTCCTGCGTATCCCCGCAGGGTCGGTTGTCCTGTCGGCTGGTTTCACCGTCACCACGGCTGAAACTACCAACACCACGGGCACCATTGTTCTGGCGGACGGTTCTGTGACTTACGCTACCGGCATCGCTATCAACGCGACTGGTACCAGTGCGGCGAACCTTGCGAACCCCACCGTGTATAGCGCGGCGGATACGCTGGATATTTCGTTTGGCACTGCCATGCCGACTGACCTCGTGGTCAAGGCGTGGGTTGTCATGGCCGACGTGAGCTAACGGTAGGGGCTTCGGCCCCTACCTCCACCCAAGGAGGAACTCATGTCAAAATATGATGGTGTAACCCACTCTCGGCTGAAAGCGATCAGCCTTGAAGCCGATACTGCGACGATCACGCAGTTGAACGTGACCGACTCGGTCCTGAGCACGCGCAAGCGGTTCACGATTGCTGAGGTCAATGCAGGGGCGACTCTCGTTGCCGCTGTGGCGGGCAAGAGCATCCGCATGGTGAACTGCAAGGCCATCGCCGTTGGCGGTGCTGCTGGCGCAATTACGACTGTGGACGTTCTCGCCACCCTGTCTACCGGACGCAAGCTGGTTGCTTTTGCTCAGGCCAACCTGACGCAGAGTGCTGTGCTGACCGCCGGTGGTACGGGTGCTGCGGTTCTTGCTGATGGTGCATCGTACACTGCGAACGACGCAGGTACGGCGGTCACTGTTGGGAAGACCGGCAGCAATGTCACGACTGCAACACACATTGACGTGATCTTCGATTACGTCCTTGAGTAATAGGTAGGCCCTTCGGGGCCTGCCTTACCATCTGAGAGGACACACACATGCCCGGCACTCGCATTTTAGGACTCACGGCTCTTTCTGGCGCAGGTAGCGCCAATAACGATGATCTCGTGATCTTCGATGCTGATGCCGATGAGACCAAGCGTATCTCGCGCTCGCAGCTTGCCGATGGCATGGTCGGGGACTTGCCATATACACCCGCTGGGTTTGTATCAGCGACCACAGTGCCGACCGCCATAGCGGAGATTGTCACTGATCTTACTGCTGCCGGTGGCGCTGCGTTAATCGGGAACACGCCTGCCGGGGCCGTTGCGGCGACGACTGTGCAGGCGGCCATCAACGAACTCGATACGGAGAAACAGCCGCTCGACGCAGGGCTGACCTCCATTGCGGGGCTGACTACAGCCGCTGACAACATGATCTACACCACAGCCGCAGACACATATACGGTGGCCAGCCTTACTGCCGCAGGGCGTGCGATCTTGGACGACGCAGACGCTACGGCCCAGCGTGTGACTCTCGGTCTTGAGATCGGTGTTGATGTCCAAGCCTATGATGCCGACACAGCCAAGTACGATGACGTGACCGCGAACTTCACAGGTGCGCTGCAGAATGGCGGGTCGGATGTTGTCGTCGATACAGACATTGGGGTTACCGTCCAAGCCTACGATGCCGACACGGTGAAGACGGATGTGGCGCAGACGTTCACTGCGCAGCAGACAGTTACCTCGGGCCTTGTACTGCAAAGCGTAGCAGATACGGCAATCGCAGCCGTGGGGGATGCGATCAACACGACTGACAAAGTGCAGGGCAAAGTGGTCTATGATACGACCAACAATAGACTGATGATCGCCAACGGTAGTGCCGCCGCTGACCCGTGGTACGTCGCGGATGGTTCTGCTTCTGTGACCCCCGCATAAGGAACCAAAACCATGCCCACGAACTTCACAGGCAGTCAGATCAAAGACACCTTCGACCAAATCCTGCATGTGGATGGTGGGCCTACGGCTTCGGAGAAGACCGTCTACAGCGCCGCAGGGGTGGCGACAGCCCTGAAGGTCGGGACAGGCTCCGCCTCGGTAGACAACGTCCAGCTTGACGGCAATACGATCCGCACGCTGGACACCAACGGCAACCTCGTCCTCAACCCCAACGGGACCGGCTCGGTCAGCATGACCAAGGTGGCCATCACCGGCGGTACCATCACAGGGATCACGGACCTCGCCGTCGCTGACGGCGGGACTGGCGCGTCGGACGCCTCCGGGGCGCGGACCAACCTCGGGCTGGGCAGCATCGCCACTCAGAACTCGAACAACATCAACATCACCGGTGGGTCGATCACCGGCGTCGTCTTCACCGGCAGTTTTTCTGGTATCACGTCGATTACTTCCACCGGGTTTTATACCGACGACGCGGCAGCGGGGTTGACGCTGACCGGGAACGACCTGCTGGCCGACGGCACCGACACGAACATCGACATCAACATCACGCCCAAAGGCACGGGCGAGGTGAACCTCCCGAAGGTGGACATCGACGGCGGAGCCATCGACGGGACGACTGTCGGCGCAACCGCGGCTGCTTCTGTGCGCGGCACCACTGTCACGGCTACGACCTCGATGGGCTACCCCACGGGCACCGGCGGCACGGTAACACAGCTTACGAGCCGTACGACCGGCGTAACACTGAATAAAATCAGCGGGCAGATCACACTGGTCGCTGGCTCGATCTCTGGTCTGTCCTCTCAGGAGTTCACGCTGACCAACAGCTTCATCGCTGCAACGGATGTGGTGCTCGTGAGCTTTGCCTCTGGCCTGACAGCAGCGACCTACGATGTGACCGTCACGGCCACAGCGGCTGGATCGTGCAAAATATCGGTTCACAACGTCAACAACTCGGCCACTCCGAGCGACACGCCAGTCATCAACTTCGTGGTCTTTAAGGGGGTGAATAGCTGATGGCAAAGGACCCTCGCCTCGAACGCGCCGGTGTGGAGGGCTACAACAAACCCAAGCGCACACCGAGCCATCCCACCAAGTCGCATGTGGTCGTGGCGAAAGAGGGTGATCAGGTGAAGACCATCCGGTTCGGAGAGCAGGGGGTGAAAGGATCGCCCGCTCGCAAGGGTGAGAGCGATGCGGACAAGAAGCGTCGAGCGGCGTTCAAAGCCCGCCACGCCAAGAACATCGCCAAGGGTAAGATGTCGGCGGCGTACTGGTCGGATCGCGTTAAGTGGTGATGGCAGCGAAGAAGACGAGTCCGGCCCGCAAGTCGTGGCCGGTTACACCATCAGGAAAGCGGAGGAAGAAATGACGATGATGTATTTGCGGAACAAGAAAGACGGCTTCATCTATGGCTGGAATGAAATCCTCGCCAAGAACCCGTTGTGCGAACCTGTGACTGAAGAAGAAGCCTTCCCCGAGCGTTTCGTGAAGCCTGCGCAGGTGGAGGCTGTTAAGAAGACCCGGGCGAAGCGCAAGACAAGAGCACTCGATCTGTCTACCGATGACATCAAGGAAGAACCGAAGTATGTTGCTCCTGAAATAGAAGCCGATGCGTCGAAGGATTTGCCTGAATGACACCCGCCGAGGTAATCTCTGAAGCCCGCAAGCTCATCAACGACAGCCGCTCGCCGCAGCGGTATTCGGACGTTGATATGCTGGGCTTCGTCAACCAGACGCTCAAGCGCGCAGCGATGTATCGCCCTGATCTGTTTCTGCAGATCGGGGATATTAGCACGGCGGCGAACACCACCGTCCAGTCGATGCCCGCTGACTCGATCCGTTTGGTAGAGATTTTCGGCGTCAAGGACGGTAGCACGATCACAGAGGTGGATCGGGATGTCTTCGATCAGACATACCCCGGGTGGCGCAGCGAGGCGGCAGGCACGCCTGTGAACTTCATGCGGCACGTGCGGAACCCGAATGTATATTTTCTCTACCCTCGGCCCGTATCAGGCGTTAT